TGGAAGGACCTTATCGTTACTTCTATATCACATATGGAAACTGAATTTCCAAAGTTGGCAAAAGATTACCAAAGCAATGAACTTCATTTATATACACATCCTTTCACAGGAAAAGAAGACAATCTACCTATGACAATACAAGTATACGGAGGAGCTATATGAAACAACAAGAATTTGATGAAATATATGAACTATATGAAAAGAACATAGTAGACATCGAAGATGAACATTATGAAAAGTTAGTAGATGTACTTAATCAACCAAGAACATTGAAGAGCAATAAACAAAGACGTACATTCTATGCATCAGACGCATCCAAATGTCAACGACAATTAGGATGGGCTGTTTCAGGAATCGACCCAAGCAATCCATTTGATGAGCCACACTCATTAAAGATTTTTGAGTTGGGTGATGCGATACACGAAACAATAGATGCTAGATATAAGAAAATATATGGCTGGAAAATCTACGATGAGGTTCCGGGCGAGATATATATACCCAATAAAGGAACCAAAAATAAAAATGATTTCCTTTTAAGCTACAGAGTAGATGGTCTTATGATACGTGATGGAGGAGAGGATATATTAGGTATAGATACAGATAGAATATTACTAGAATATAAAAGTATAGCTGATTTCCCATTTAGTACAGGAAAAAACAAAGACGGTAACGTATATTGGTATGGAGCTAAAGATGTACCTAAGACGGACCACTTCGCACAGCTTCAAATAGGTATGCACGGAGAAGGAGCAGAGTATGGAATACTTCATTACTATAATAAAAATGACAGTAAAGAAGCTATCCATCTGATAAAATATGACGCGGAATACACCAATGCTTTAATAGAAAAACTATGGAATATACTAGAAGAAGCCAAAAAAGGAAACACAATGGATAGACCATATGTAGCATATCCAAATAAGAAAAAAACGGGACTACAAAAGAGTGCGACTATTGACGGAAAGGTACATAAGAGTGATTGGCACTGCTTGTACTGTAATTTCCGAGATAAATGTTGGGGATTAAACGGATTTGAGGATATAGAATAAAATGATGATTGATGAAAGAGATATGTGGAGCAGTCAAAAGATGTTCTTAATGAACGTTGATTACTATCTTGACCCAGTAAGCCACAATCCAGTCATAAGATTTTTTGGAAAGACTCCAGAGGGAGAATTTGTCATAGTAACAGAGAAGAATTTTAGACCATATTTTTACGTGGCTAATCCATCTAAATATGACGAAAGAATGATAAAATCCGGAGGAGCTAAAATAGTAGACAATCTTGATTTAGAATTATATCAAGAAAAGGTTAGCTGTGTCAAAGTAGAAACTAGAACTCCATCTCAAGTTCCTAAGTTGAGAGATAGATTGGAGCGTAAAGGAAAACAAGTATTCAGTGCAGACATTTTATTTCAACTAAGATATCTATATGATATGGACGTTGGAGCATTTGTAAATGTACATTATAATGAAAATGGAATACAAGAAATAGACAGAATAGAACCATTCGAACCAGAGTTAAATGTATTAACCTTCGATATTGAATGTAGCCTTAGAAGCAGAGAAGTATATTGTATAGCGGCTCAAATAAACGATAGAGATGGTGTAATATTTACAGATAAGAATGGCGAGAAGGAAATGATTGACGAATTCGTGCAGTTCGTGAGGGATACCGACCCAGATATAATCACAGGATATAATATCTATGGGTTCGATATACCCTTCCTAATGGAATGCGCGGCTCGCAATAATACTGAATTAGGAATAGGAAGACAGGGAGAAATCCCTTGGTCTCGTGAAGACCACAAACGAAATTTCAAGACTTGGTTAGTCACTGGAAGAATATTCGTTGACACGTGGCAACAAGTGAAACAAGAGTTGAAACCGATACAAGAAAGTCTAGGTTTCGTGGGCGAACTCTTAGGTGTAGGAAGCAAAGACAATGTTGATGTCGCTCGAATTGAAGATGAATGGAAGAATCGTCGCTCTGTAGTTATGAAATACTGCAAACAAGATGTGAACGTTACTTACAATGTCTTCAATCACGAGAAGGTAGCATCATTGAAAAAGGCACTAGCTTTGTCTAGGGCTAGCGACCTACCACTTGAGCATTGCTTCGCCCCCGTAACTTCACGAATTGTCGATTCCCTACTCATCCGACGCTTCGACAAGGCTGGCTTTGTAGTTCCTCAAAATAATTGGGGAGCCAAAGCCAAGCCAATAAAAGGAGCTCACGTATTTGAAGTAGAAAATCCGGGTATATATAATAACGTCGGAATTTTCGATTTTAAATCTATGTATCCAAGTATAATGATAAAGAACAATATTTGTCCTACATCTTATACTAAGGAGGAAACTACTGAATGCGTGCGCTCCCCATTGGGAGCCTTCTTTAAGCAGGATAAGAAAGGAATTGTACCAACAGTTCTACAAGAGTTATGGACGTGGAGAGACAAGACCAAAAAGAAGATTGAGAACGTTGGAGACTACTATGATAGACTTCAGTACTCAATCAAAGTTATAATGAATTCCTTCTATGGAGTTATGGCCAGTGACTTCTATAGATTTACAAATCCATTAATTGGAGGAAGTATCACAGCCTTCTCTAGAGAGGGAATTAAATCCGCATACGCGGAATTGGAAAATAGAGGTTTAAATGTAATTTATGGGGATACAGATTCTGTGTTCGTCCATTTAAATACTAAAGATGACCCCTTTTATATAGCCAAAGAATTATCGAAGGACGGAATGGAAATGGAAGTAGAGAAAATATTACAATCTTTCTTTACACACGGAGCAAAGAAGAGATATGCCGCACTAGTAGAATGGCCTAAAGAGGAATTTTATGTGATGGGTTATGAACTAAAGAGAGGAGATTCATTTAAACTACAGAGAGAAATACTTGAAAAAGTATTAAGAACAATATTGGATAATTCGCCAGATGATGCATTGATGTATGCCTGTAAAAAGATAAAGGAGATTAAAGAAAAGGAGCTAAATTTAGAAGATTTAATAATAACTAAAAATGTTAAAGCTCCACAACATTATGTAAATCCTGAATCTATGGCAGGTGTGCAGGCGGCGACCAAACTTAAAGCAAGAGGGTATCCGTGGTTAGCGGGAACCAAAGTTAGTTGGGTCGTAACAAATTCCAATGAAACCCCAATGGAGGTTGAACCATACATAGAAAATATCGATTATGGTATAAAACCAGACAGAGATTACTATGCTAAGAGAATTGTTAATACACTTTCAGATATAGCAGGTGTATTTGACTGGGATGATATGGGACTCCGAAGTGGAACAAAACAGTTAAAACTGTTCTAGATATAGGAGATACAGATGAAAAGAAAAAGAAATAATAAGGTGCGCGTCGGAAGGATGCCACCAAAAAATAGAACTAGATACGAAGGAGAGTTAGTCAAGCTAATAGGAACAGCTAGAAGAGACTGCTATGTCTCCCCTTCCGGCAATACGCAGGGATGGGATGTATTCGTAGTCCATAGATATGGAAAAAAGTTTGTGCCGATTGAAGTTAAAACATCCAGCACAACTAAAAACATAAATCTAGCTTATAACCCTAGAGTTAAAAAGCAATATGAGAAATATGAAGGTATATGGCATAAACATAAAATTGCCACTTGGTATGCTTTTAGAAAGGTCACTAGAGGACCACAGAAGAAAGAAAAGAAGTGGAGATTTATTCCAATAAATAACATAAACCAAATGTTACTTTCATATGATGATGGATTACCATTAGACAAATTTGTAGAGGTTATACTATGACGATTGGAGTAGGACGAGGATATTCTACTAAACTAGACTACCAAGGAACTAGAGAGCGATTGGAAGAATACGTGAAAGAACGAGGTTGCGTACCAAGAGACCGTGCAATGAAGGATGTAATCCAACAAAGGCACACAGGAAGCTATGAGATGAATACGGGACAAGTAGGACAACTTGTAAAATATAGTAAAAGACGAGGAGGTATAACTTCGTTTATACTTAATGGAGATTACTATTTAACTACAGTTGATAATATGAATGCGTTTACATCTGGAAACTGGAAAGACGTGAACACGAAAGCTAGAGAACCAAAGACCGAGAACTTTCTCACTGGAATAATTAAGAGGGGAAGAGAAAGACTAGCAAAAGAACAAGAAGAAGAACTTGAAAATATAAGATTAGAATCTCGAAAAATCAGAGAAGTAGCAGAAAGAAAAAAACGGGGAGACCCAGAGAACGTAAAATATAAAGGAGAAAATAACAATGAGTGATGATGATATGATAGGCGTAACAGCCGATATGGTTGACCATACCAATATACACGGTGATGTGTCAAAAGATAAGAAACACTTCGCTGAAATTTCATTCGATGGATTTAGGATATGCTTAAGCACATCTGAGACGATACCATTGAATCAATTCAACGATGAACTACTAAGATTCTGGAAAAATCTAGATGAATTTATAATGAATAAACAGAAAGAAAGAAAACGAGGAATGAGAAGAGGGAGCGATGTAAGTGTTAGATGATGAAAAACGCAGGGAAGCTTGGCCAGAAACGGTCGAGCGATATGTGCGATTCATAAAGAAACACCAACCAGAAATACCAGCTAAGACAGTAAGAAAGATAAGAAAGTATGTAACTTCATTCGAAGTTATGCCCAGTATGAGAATGCTTTGGGCGGCAGGCCCAGCAGCTGAAAAGGATAATGCTACTGTCTATAATTGCTCATATGCAAATATAGATTCGGTAGATTCCTTCGCAGAATGCTTACACATTCTTATGTGTGGCAGTGGGTTCGGATTCGGAGTATCTAAGAAATATACAGATAAACTACCAAAGGTTCCTGTATTGAATACTCTAGAAGAAGTAACACACACTGTAGAAGATTCCAGAGAAGGTTGGGCAGATACAATTAAAGTACTAATGAATTCTCTCTATGATGGAAAGAAAGTACACTTTGATTATACTGACTTAAGACCAGAAGGTGCTAGACTAGGAGTAATGGGAGGACGTTCTTCTGGACCTGCTCCTTTAGTTAGACTACACCAATTCATCGTAGAAGTATTCGATGAAGCTCAGGGAAGAAAGCTTACACCGTTAGAATGTCACGACATATGTAATCAAATTGCAGAGATTGTCGTAGCCGGGGGTGTTCGCCGAAGTTCTCAGATATCTTTATCAGACTTAGAAGATGATGAAATGCGTGCAGCAAAGATATGGCCGTTCCCTCAACGAAGAGCTATGGCTAATAACTCCGCCGTTTACTTAGATAAACCAAGCGCTACCGATTTTCTCAAAGAATGGGCTGATTTAGCCGCGTCTGGAACTGGAGAACGAGGAATATTTAACTTAGGTTCAGTTAGAAATGCTGCTCCAAGTAGGAGAAATAGTAACCTAATAGTAGGTACTAACCCCTGCGGAGAGATAATGTTAAGAGATAAAGAGTTCTGTAACCTATCAGAAGTAGTAGTGAAAGGCTATGATAACCTAGATAC